GAAGCACCTGCGTCTATCATTTCAATGATATCGCCAACTTTCAACTCTGTTGTAAATTTAGTACCAGAACCTATTACAGCGTCTGAAGCTGCTGTGATTGAAATATTACCTGTTAGTGTTAATACTTCACCATATAAATCTGAATTATCTGTATCTGCTGTATAAGTTGGAGAACCTGGTTGACCTAAAGATTTAGTTTCACCAAAGTTAAATGATTGTATTGCTTTGTAACCAACTATGTCAGATTGTATTGTTCTTGTTGAACTTGATTGAGCACCAGTAATTGTTTCTGCTGGATTAAAAGTACCTTTTACATTTGATACAACTAATACACCGTGTTGTACATTACCACAACTTGTGAATGATGTCACATTTGGTCTTGTTGTACCATCAGCATTAAATAATTCAAAATTGTTACCTGAAATTTGTCTTACAGTAAATACATCTGTTGAGGTAACTGCTACACTAGCAATATTAAAACTAGGGCTATCAAAAGAAACTTGTTGACCCTCTTCTAGTTTAGGTGCCGAAGCAAACTGAACTTGAGGAGTTGCACCAGTTGTTATAGCTGCTACTGCTAAAGAATTATAATTTGTTGAAGCACTTTGTACAATCGCTGTTGCAGCTGATGTACCACCAGTTACCACTTCACCGTTTGTAAATGAAGCATTACCAGCATAATGAATATGTGTAAACATTTCAGTATCAAATAGATAGTGTTTGTAAACGCCACTTGTTTTAGAAGCACTTGAAAATATATTTGCTGCTGTTGTACCTGCGTGATATTCGAAACCTCTTGATTTAGATTGTCCTACTTGTGGTACGATTGCACCGTCAGTTGAAGGTAATGTTCCTCTAACTGCATTGGCAACATTAAATAATTGTACAGGTTTAAATGCCTCTGTTGAACCAGAAACGAAACCTATATCAGGAGCGCCGTAAACTTTATTAACATAAACAAAGTTTGCAACATTAAATCTTGTCTTAAAGTTATTTTGTGTTGAGAATTCTCTTGCTTTTTCTACATCAATAAATTGTGTACCAATTGTATCTACTTCGTAACCTTGAATGTATGCTTTTCCTGGAGATAAACCAGCGGCCATTTTTGCTTCACTACCACCTTGAGCAAGTGTAAATACACCTCTGTTATCGCCATCAATAATATGTTCTCTGATATCTAAATCAAAATTTCTTACAACATAGTCCCCACTTTCGTCAAATGTTCTACGAGCAAGTGTATCTTCTAATACTGAATATTCAGTTGTTCTAACAAGGTTTCGTAAAACGCCATTTGATAGTCTCAACAATTCTACAAAGTTGTTATCTTCCGTAGATGATAATGTTTTCTTTGTTAATGTTAAATCTATTTTAAATCTGTCTGCACCAGGAGCATTAACATTTGAACTACCTTGTGCGTTATCTAATAAACTTGCGTCATCTGTACTTTGTACAAAACTTTCTGTGACTTGTAAACCAACTCTAAATGATGGTGTGTTTGTGTACTTGTCTAATAGTAAAGTCTGTGCATTTACTTGAACATGGAAACCATTAATATAGTAAGTACCCTCTGCTATGAAAGCAGCTGAACCTGTGTGTGTAGATGATACTGTTAATGAAACGGAAGTTGAAACACCATCAATTGTAGCCGTGCCTGATAATGTTTCATTATCATTAAACGATTGAGTAGTGTTATCTGTACCTGATTTTAAGTATTTAACAAATATTGTATCGGCGTCTGAACCTTCAGCAACTTGTGTATTAATAACTTCAGCTTCAATACCTGAAGCACCACCAGTTAATTTTACATTTTGAAAATTTGCAAGAATTGATGTGCCTGTTAAATTCTCTACCTTGACTGAAAAGTAATTTAAATCATAAGAGATTTCGCCAGGTATAACCATTGCACCTTTTTTGAAAAAGTGGTCTGATAGACTTTCAACTTGGTTTTGTTGAATAGTTTGTGATTGTGTTAACTCTCTAGCCTGAACTGCATACGCTGGTCTAAAAAGGATTCGGTGAAATTTCTTATCCTCATTAAAGTCGTCAAAGTAAGGCGTGAGGTTAAAGTCAGTTGGACTTGGCATTTAACTCCCCTAAAATTCTATAATCAACTTAATGTTTTCTGTCTGGTCAGCCGCCCTAACGATAGGCGCTCTGTTCTCAACATACATAACATCACCACTATCGTGGTCAAATTCACTAGCAGAATACCCACTTGTGATTGATACTTGATTAATTGTTCCAGTTGTACTTGTTGATGGTGTACCAGTAGCAGTTGAAGTTGAACCTGTGATTACTCCTGCTCCCGAAAATGATGTGTTGTCTCCGTTTGCGTCTGCACCTTCACTCGCAAATCTTGTTTGAATGAAGTATAAAATTCTGTTTGCACTATCCCATTCTACTACTTTACCTGTTGCGCCTGTGCCAGTTTGAGTAATATTTTCGTCTGCAACAAATGTACCTGGTGTAGGTGAACTTGCAAAATGAACAGCTGTTGTTGCTCTCATTGTAGTTGCTGTTGCAGCTGAACCCGCTGATGTGGGGTCTCTGAATAGTACAATTTTTCTAAAATCGTTTTCGGCAGTATAGTCACCAGAGTTTGCTAATTCTGTTCCGTCTAGTGATTGGTTTAACATAACAAAGAATCCACCTAATTCTTCTACTGCGTTAAATCCGTGTCCGCCTTTTGGTCCTATAATTACATCAATCTCTGCGTTGATTAATGAACCACCGCCAGCAGCATTAATATCTGCAACTGTAATGTAACCAATTGTGTAATCTGTTCCTGCTGTAGTTACCGAAATGTCTGTAATTGTACCAGCTGAAATGGTAACAGAAACTTTTCCGTTTGAACCATCTCCTCTTATAGGAATATTTGTGTGTGTACCTGCTGTACCACCTGTACCTGCAGCCTTAACTAAACAAATATCAATCTTACCGTCAACGGCGTCACCATTTACAGTTGAATCCGTTTCAACTGCCATAAAGTCAGTTGATAAAAAGTTAGATTGTTGCGAAGCAGTTAAAGTGTACATTAATTTCCACTTGTAACCATCACTTGTAGATTGAGTTGCTGTTGATGTTGTTGTTGGTTCTTCCGTAGAAGCAGCATTTCCATTATTGTCTAAACATTTATAAACTCTATTCGCTGAAGTCTTAACATAGAAAGTTGCGTCATATAAAGTAGTCGCACCTGAATTTGATGTGATTAAACTAGTACCACCAGTTTCTCTTCTACCATAGTCATGTCTGTAAACATCATATGTAGTACCTGTTGTCCAGTTTCTTCTAGGAACAACGAATGATATATCTGAAGCGCCAATTTTCTTAGCCGCTAACAATTCATCATAGATGTATGCTTCTTCAGCAATTGCGTCAACAGGAGTAATAGGTGCTGTATCAGTACCTAAATTCTCTGTTCTTCCGTCAGGTCTAGTAGTCGTAGTAAACGGATGAGGTCTACCAATACCTAGATAGTAAGTGTTTCCTGCAGCTTCTGTGAAGCTTTCGTGAAATTGCTCACTATTGTGAATTCTAAATTTGTTCGTAATAATTGCTGGCATAGTTTTTTATTTCTTCCTTATCAATATTTATACAAGTTTTCTAACCGATTTTTAAAATAGTAAAGTGAGACCTGTTCATAGTCGTATTACCTGAAAACTGCGAACTACCTGAACCACTATGTTCTAATTTAAATTTCTCATTTGCCGTGTCTTGACAATTGAAAATATATGTTAAATTGTTATTTCCATATCCACCTGCACTTACACTATCCTCGGATACTGCAAATTGTGTATATGTACTATTATTATCTGTAGCAGAAAAAGCAACTCTTACGAAATCGCCATTTGCACCAGTCCATTGAAAATTAACTGTGACTAGGTATAGACCGGTTGAAGGTAGTGTAAATATTCCTGAACTTTGCGTTAACAAAGTACCTTTACTACTGTATAATGCGTCATCAGCGTGTTCCCAAGCAGTAGCGTCAGCATAAGATGAGTTACCAGTTGAGGTAGTTGATGTTGTTATTCTCCAAGTTTGTGCTAAACCTAATGCTGTATCACCAGCGTTAAATCTTGCCTGTACACTATTCCATACTAATATATTACCGTCTGCAACACCTGATATATTAACATCTTGGTGTTTTGAAACGGATGAGTTTTCTGTAAGTAATTCTATATAAGAACCAGCACTTGCAACTTTTGGTGTAGGTGGTGTTGTATCTTCTTGTAATACAAACATACCTGAATATGTTGCATGAGCAGGTAGAGTAGCCGCTGAGGCAAAGTTACCTCTTACTTTTGAACCTGCGCCTGTTTGGTCAATGTTACCTGTTCCTGATAAAGAAGAAGTACCATCTAAATTTAAATCTGTAATTGTTGTTTGTGTTGCACCAAGATTAATTGTATCTGCACCTATTGTAATATTAGGATTTGCTATATTAGCATTTGTAATTCCAGCAGAACCAGATAAGTTTGAGTTTGCAAGACCTGAAGCTGTAATAGTCATATCACTACCACTTACAACGGTTGTAATACCTGAACCACCAAGAAATTGCATTGAACCACCTAAAGCGATATCACTTGTAGATGATGAAGTGTCTGCGAACTGAATTGAATTATTTGCTAATTGGCCATTTGTAATACCATTAACTGAAATCGTATAAGTCGAACCTGCGACTGCCGTATCAACAGCAGTACCACCAGTTAAAGTTAAATCAGCACCTAAAGCAATACTACTTGAAGTCGCTGATTTGTCAATTAAACCTAATGTACTATTTGCTAATTGTGTATTTGCAACTGTACCTGAAAGTGAAGCACTTGGATAATTTGTTGCGTCTGTAAGGTCTAAAGCTGGCGTAGCGTCTGTTGTTCCTAATTGAATAGAAACACCACCTAATGATATATTATCATGGGTCAATGCCGAGTTTGGTATGTTTGATAGAGTATTCGCTGAACCTGATATAACCTTATTTTGAACTGTATTAGAACTTACATCTGTTAAAAAGTTACCAGAGTTAAGTGTAGTACCGTCACCAATTGCTGTATATATCTCATCAAAATTGTCGTTAACTTTACCAGCACCTGCACGGATATTATCACCTGTGCCGTCATTGGCAGTTGAACCTCTATTAATACTTTGTTTAGCCATTCTTTTTCCTTAAAATCTATACCTATTTATAACCGTTTTACGGCGTTGTGTCATCAAATGTCATTGTTGTTGTATCCCACGATTTTAATGCCGTACTATACAAATCTTTAGAGAAAGATATCTGCGCCGGTATTGCAAAATTACATTTAAGTAGTTTACCATTTGGTGTAGAAACCGTCTTAAATAACGCTTTAGTCTCATCAAGTCCTGATTTTGTATAATGTATCAATATCTCATCTAGTGTTTTAAATGTAATATTTGAAGCATTAGGATATCCTGGCGAACCAACTATAAATGAACTATTATGAAGTCTGTTTAATGTTTCCCACCTAGGTCCAGAATATGCAAATCCTTGCTTGACATTGAAACCTGCAACTTGTCTTCTAATTCTTGATACTACACCTGTAACCTTAAATTGTAATCTTACAGTAGTTTCTCTAGTATTTGTTGGAAAGTGTTCAGGACTAGGAGAACTTACTGGTTGAGCAGATACATCTACAAGAGGATTAGGATTTAATGTTGTACCATCACTTTCTGTTCCCATTCTTCTACCAAACATAGTAGAGAAAATAGTATTGAGTAATCCAAATAGTGGACTTTCTTCAAGACCTGTTTCGATACCTCTAACAGGAAATCTTAATCCACCCTTAATTCTGTTTTCAATAGATACTCGACCTGTAAAGTAGAAACCGGCACTATGCATAGTCTTTTTAAAACTATCACGCCATGTATTAATACTTTCACCAACTTTGATAATATAAGAATAATCTTGATACAATAAACTATCTTGTACCAACATTGTATCTTCCGATATATGTCCGTCTTGGTTAACATAAACACCGTCTGTAGCAATTGATGGTGTGAAAGAAACGGTAGCACTTGCATGGTCTGTAATGTACAATTTACCTGTAGCGCCTGATAATCCACCGTTAATTATTTCTCCAACTACTGGACCACCTGTCACATTTTCTAATTTTAATAAACCTCTGTCTGCGTCATAACTTACAACTTCACCTGTAAAACCTGAAGTCGCACCGGTGACAGTTTCAGTCGTACCAAAAATACCTGAAACATTGACAACAATACTATTATTAATGAATTCAATTGTAGGTGGAGATGGCGGCTGTTCATATCTGATACCATGTTCAATCGTAGAAATCTCTACAATTCTTCCTATCTCACTACCAAAACATTTTAATTTGAAATCTTTACCTGAAGAGGTACTTACAACTGTGCCGTCAGGTAAGGTTTCAGTAAAACCAATTTTCGGTAATCTTTTATAACCATTACCTTGATTAATTGTAAAGATGTCAGTTATATCACCAACACCAGTATTTCTTTCTTGTACTATTTTATTACCTGAATAGAAATCGTCAACACCTGTTTCATCTTCTACTACAAGGTGTTCATTATCTTCTAAACTATCACTTGTGTTTCTTAGCATTTGATAAACGGAATCTCTATCAGCAATAGTAGCTTCTGGACCTATTGTTTGTTCTCTACCAAAATCTGTTCTTAATCTTGCTGTGAATTCTTTTACTATGGTGTTTGCTTGACCACCCATGCCTGCGTGTGAGGCACAATAATAATATAAAGTTGGAGCACCGATAGGTACAACAAATGTTGTGACGCCTGAAGCAGTTGTGACACCGGATGTGTACTCAACACCTCCGCCATGAGTACCGTCAGCTGTTTCTGAAAATCTTAATGGATGTGAAGTAGGATGATTGAAGATGTAAGTATCGCCTTCATTTAAATCTAATGTTTTGGCGTCAACACCATCAATATTAAATTTTCTATGTGGACTTACGCCTGTAACCGAAACGGCAATTGTATTTGTTTCGCCACCTTGTTTTATGGTAATTACTTCGCCTTTTTGAAACTGTTTGTCTAGTGTGGTGTAATCTATGTAAACTACATTTTCATTAAAATCTAATATTAGTTTTTCGCCAAGATGGTCGGGGTCAGTATTAATTTTTGAACCGTCTGGTGTTCCGAAAGGTGTAAATCTAACAGTCGCCTCAGCTCCTGATAATGAACCAGTTATTTTTAAATTAGCATTTGATGTGCCGTCATCTGTATCATTAATAGTACCTCTAAAATTACTTTCTGAAAAACCTGTTTGAATTGTTTTAGGGTCATATGCTATAACAGGACCATCTAAAAATTTTATACCACTAGTTGCTGTCGGGTTTACAGGAAATAATGTTCTTGCCGTGACATTGGCTTCTTCGGGAGCAAAACCACCATTTACTACTGATACAAAACCTTGAGCACCACCACCCTCTGTGCCGTCATTGTCATAGACTAATCTATCACCAATTTCGAAGTCAAATCCACCATCATCAATAATAGTTTCATCTATTTTACCAGAACCAATTTGATTGGTAACAAACTTACCACCAATACCACCACCTGTTAATACGATTTTATCGTTTACTTCATTTAATGCACCATCATTTGTAATTGTTTTAGTACCAGGAATACCTGTGACGGTTGCTTTAATAAATGTATCTGTATCGTCTGATTCCGTACCTCTAACATTTTCACCTATTTGAAATGTACCAGATGTTGTTTCTGCGTTAATTGTAAATTCTGTAATACTGTATTCACCAAAAGCATACTTAAACACATTCTCAACAATAGCAGTTGCTTCGGATGTTTGACCTGTGATTGTTCTACCAATTAATTTTACAGTATCAGTTTCACCATCATTAATTGCTCTTAAAATTAATCTACTATCAAATTTACCGTCTGATACTCTTAATAGATTTTCTCTAGGATAAATTGTTTCTGAATTTTCACCAAATAATATTCTAAAAAATATTTCATTACCTTTAGCAGTACCTTTTAGTCTGTAAAGTGATTTGATGTTTTTAATTAAACTTCTTTTATTAATACCTGTTGCTAAGTTTTCTGGTATGGTTGCTAAAAACTCATCTCTAAAGTTTGTTAGAAAAGAACTAATAGCTGTATCCGGGTCTCTATAAGAAACCAAGTCTGAAATATTCTTAACTGGATTCTCTTTGTAAGAACCTATAATAGCACTTGCGTTTGATGATAAACCGACAATTATTTCGCCAGTTTCTAATTTGTTTTGAGATGATATGAATATTCTGCCGTTTGCTAAATCTTCAGCAACAATAACAGCTTTGGCGTTTGATGTTTGACCTTGTATAGTTTCGCCGGTTGTAAATTTACCGTAAACTGAATTTTCTTGTAATACTTTATCGCCAGCGTCTAACTGTGTTGTATTACCACCTTTACGACCAGCGTCTAATAATAATAAGTTTTCTTGGTTAGTTTCAGTTTCAAGTAATATACCCTCTGTTGTCTGAACACTTGTAACCTTTAACTCGACACTTTCTAAAAATTGATAATAAGTTTTTAAAAATTGAGCAAACTTGGGGTGGTCAGCTACGACAAATTCAGGTAGCTGAGAACTTATTAGTGATGATAGTTTGTCATTGAATTTTGCCATTATTCATTAATAACTGCTAGCTGGTGTATATCCTACTCCTGCCGTAGCAGAACCTCCTACAAATGTGTCTGGTGAAACGACAATGCTTAAAACATTTTCGTCAATCTCGATTACTTGATTTCTTACTGGTACAATATCTTTGGAATCCGGTTCAACAGTTATTTCAATATTAGTTGAAGCACTACCTCTGATATTTGATACACTAGAAATTGTTAGTGAGTTAATCGAAACTTGACCAGTATCGTAGTCAATTGTACCTTGAGTTGGATTTACAATTTGTTTAATACCAGAAGCCATATAGTATCTTCGAATATTTCCTGAACCATCTTCATCTAAAAACATTTCATTAGCATTTCCGTCAACAATAAAACCTGAAGATGATAAAATACCACCCATTGCTGATTGGTGTCCGTCATGTGGGTGATAAAATTTATTTCTAAAGAATAAATCATATTTTGTAGATGAACCAATAGTCGGTGATAATAGTTTTTTAATCTTAATAGTAGATATGTTTGATACAATAGAATTATCTACACTATCAATTAAACTAGATAGTTTTGAAAATCTAAAAACACCATCAAATCTTTGTAATGTGTTTAAGTTGTAATCTTGAATTGTCGTAATTACTTCACTACCAATTGTTTCTTTAGATTTAGCAGTAAGTTTAGTATCGTAATTTACATTTGAAGATAAGATAATATAAGTTATCTCCGGGTCAACAATTTCTGGTCTAACTGAAGCAACATTGAATTCTTTTAGTTTTGTAATAATAGTTTGTTTAGTTGCATTTGTTAAAGTTGAACCAGATTGTGGTTTGATAGAAATTTTAACTACACCATAAATTGGCGTCTCTTCATCTTCTCCACCCCATGAACTAACTGATAATGTGTTAGGGTAAATATTTCTAACTAATGTTTCGTAGTCAGTAGATGTGACTGCTCTGTTTTGTCTTGAATAATCGAAAGGTGCATTAAATCTAATACTATCATTTGTTTCTGCTAGTGAACCACCTTGAGCAGCTGATTTACTTGAAACGGTAACATTTGTAAAACCGCCGACATTGCCTTCTAATGTAAATGCACTTGCGCCATTGGCATTAACTTCATTTGTGACAACATATTGTAAAATGATAATGTTGCCATCAATAGGTCTTTTACCGATAATACCATCACCAAAATATATTTGAAATCTGCCTGTATCTGTTTCTTGTAAAAAGAAAACTTCACTATCTGCGTTAACATCAGCATAATCTTTTGAATATGTGTAAGTTGTTCTAGCAGTATCTTGTGAAGAATTTTGAACAATAACATTTAAAGTTGATGTGTCTGCTTTATCACTAGGAATTATAAATTTTTGGTCTGTATCATTATTGTCAACACTATATTTGTATTCTACTAAAGTACCCTCATATAAACTTACATCACTAAATCTATAAACACCACTTGATGGTGTAATTGTGACATCACTATTAACTACGAACTGATAACCGATTTCATCAATTTTAGTTTTGAATATTGTACCCTTGTCTAAAGTTAAAGTTGTACCTGTAGCATTGTTTACTGTTATGTCAACTATTGCTGTTGGTGATTTAGAAGAAGAAGGTGTGTAACCTAACATTCTTGCTATTGAAACAATATTTTTTCTGATATCTGCACTATCAAGGTAAACTTCGTTTGTTGCCATGTTGGCAAGATAACCCATGTAATGAGTATTGTATGAAAGTGTATCTAATAGAATTGAAAGACCAGAACCTTCAAAGTTGTAGTCTTGGAATTCAGCTTGACTTTGTAGAAATACTTTTAAATTTCTTTTGATTAAATCAAAGTCTAATTCTGATATGTCTAGTTTGCTTGACGGCATTTTATCTTAACCTTTGTAAAAATGTAGTGACTGATACCGGATCCGGAACACCTACTACATAAAAATATATACTTACTACTAATCTGTTATTATCAATATCATCATCTAGTGTAATTTGTTCTAAAGTTATTCTAGGTTCGTAATTTATTAAAACCTCTTCAATTTTTCGTTTTAAGAATATACCTGTGATTGGTGTAAAGTTTTCAAATAACATCTCACGAACACCACAACCTAATTCAGGTTGGAAAGGTCTTTCGTAAAAATTAGTCTGAACTAAATTCTTAACACTACGCTTAACTGCGTTTACATCAACAACTTGAGCAACATCACCTGTCACGACATTCCTTGAGAAGTCGAGGTCAATATCTACATATTTTCTAGTTGCTCTAGTAGATGAATTTGAATTTGAACTGTCGTATATTGCCATAACAGTAATATTTATAACAGTTTTCTAACCGTTTGCAAAAACATTACCTGAACCGGATGTCATAGCACCTGCGTCAGCACTATCGCCAATTCTTCCTAAAGGTATTCCGTTGACAAACACATTTGGCGAACCTGCATTTAGATTGGCAACATGTGAAGGACAAGGTGGAATAGGCGGAACTGTATGTGATACAGTAGGAGCGCCAACAACTATTGCATTGATACTATTAACTTTAACTGTTGTATCTGTTGCTGGTGCAGCTATTGTTGTTGTACCAGTACAACCGTGTCCTGTTGCTAAAGTGTCGCCTACTCTACATACTCCGGGCATTTATCTTCCTTGTAATTTCTTTAAAGCTGCTCTTCGTCTTTCATCTACTATGGCTTGTTTTATCTTTCTACCAATCGGTATCAAAATACCATGACACATTTCTTTACCTTTTTTACTGATATATTCAACACTAATCATTCTATCTTTAAAATCGCCTTGAACAGACATAACAGCTTTCTTTAAACTCATTGCTTCTTTCTCTTTTTCATCACCATTTGCATTCCAAAACTTAAATAATCTCATTTTGCTCATATTAACTTTCTATATTGTATTTTTCTTCATCTTCATAATTGGATTCACACTTTTCACAACGACAATGTTTACATATTTCTCTCATATACGCTTCTCCTGTAAAACCATCTTCGTCTTCAACAGAAAAGTTTGTTCCACAATGAGATTGATGTCCACAATTGTTGCAATAAGTCATAATACTATTTATATTAGAAACCACACTCCATTTTCATTGCTCGTAATTCAGTTTCAGATAAATTATCTTGATTTTCAACTGCCGACTTAATTGTTTTTTCGTAATCCGGCGAAATTTCACAATTTTTGATATTTCCTGAACATGAAATGAGAAAAAAGAACATAACAAGAACAAAATACTTCATTTTTATTGATTTCCTAATATTTTTTTAAAAAAAAGCAAAAAAAATTGAAAAAAAACGCTTTTTTCTCTTGCCTTATATCTTACTCTAGTCATGACTTTTACTATAAATGATTTCTAATCTGAAACACAC